CTTAAACTCAGGCCCATGCAAGAGGATATTATTATAAAAGCCCTTACATACCCTGATGGAGATAGTGGAAAGCAACGTAAACTTGCTATATTGGCTCCACGGGGCTCAGGTAAATCCTTTGCTCTTTCGGTAGCTGCAACTATCTATATGTTCTTTAAGAGGTTCAGGGATTTAGTGTTTATCTTGGCTCCATCTGAGGACCAAGCTTCACTTATCTTTAATTATGTATATAGACATTTCGCAGACAATGCATTTTTAAATGGCTTAGTAGACCATTATAGGTTTCACAATAAGCCTAATATCACAATGAAGGGAGGAACGGTGCTACGTAGAACTCCTATCGCAGCTTCAAATCAAGGTCAATCTATCAGAGGTCAACATCCCACTTTCTTAATAGTAGATGAAAGTCCATTAATAGATGATAAATTGTTTATAGACAATGTAGAGCCTTGTATTATTTCTAATAAAGCGCCTTTTATTAATTTAGGCACTCCCAAATCAAAAGAAAACCACATGTATCGTTATCTGTATGATGAAGCATACGCTGAAAGTTTTTCACGTTTACATTATACATGGAAAGATGCAGTAAAGAGAGGAAGAGCATACAGCCCTCCGTATACGGAAGAAGATATGCTCACAAAGATGATGGAATGGGGTGAAGATTCAATATATTGGAGAACAGAATATGAGTGCGAGTTCGTCGAATCCGTCTCGAACATCTTCAATCCCGAAATACTACGAAGTACATTCCAATCAGGATTACAATTCCTCGAAGGAGGAACAGGTCATGGAAACTGTACTGTGGGTGTGGATATTGGTAAATCCGTTAATAGCACTGTTATTAGCGTTTGGTCTACCGACAAATCCGATACCCAGAATGTTGCAAGTCTTATATATTTGGAAGAAATTAGCCCTAGAACAGGTGGACATGATATACCATTTCAACGTGAGCGTATCCTTGACATCTGTATTAATTATGGTGCTGATAAACTTATTATTGATGCTACTGGTATTGGCGGTGCGATTGAGCAAGAGATGAGGATAGGTTGCATGAACAATGGTATACATTTTTTACCGTTCATCTTTACAGGTGGACCTAGAGGTACAAAAACACAAGTATACCGAGATATGGTATCATACTTACAAAAGGGACAAGTTATAGTGCCCGACCCTAAAGATTTACCAGCCAATCATGCAAAATTAGTCAACAAATGGTATAGAGAGCATGTAGATTTAGAATACACGATGGATGCAACTAATAAAACAGAAAAGATAGCTGCTCCTTCGGGAAAACATGATGATTATTGTGATAGTACAGCTATTGCACTACATGCAGCCTTAGCTATGTTACCCGGTTCTGGTACTTTTACAAGTGTTTCTGTGAATCCACAGAGACGAGTAAATAAAACTAGTGCTGGATGGTCAGGTTATGGCGTCACAACCTCTAAAAGAGGTAACCCTTCCTTAAGAAAACAGGCTCCCGGTGGTATTTGAGCGAAACCTTTATATACTATCACTGCAGTATAGGTAATGATAGCTATGCCTCTACGTGATTATTTGCCAAATATTTGGCGTAAAAGGGAATTCGCAACCGTAGGTACAAACCCACCTTTTAAAGACGGAAAACCTAGAAGTTTTGGAGCCGGCGTTATAAAACGCATTAAACTCCAAAATAGTAGTAGAGGCGGATACAGATATGGTGGAGGTTCTAATAAAGAGCCACAAATTGGTGATAACAGAACATATATGAATGTATATTTATCTGACCCGATTATAAAGACTCTGATAGACTTACCTTGTATGTATGCAGCGAAGGACGGTTACGACATTGTTACAGATAATGACGAAGAACGTGAAGCTATCACCTCCTTTTTCGATGAAATTAACTTAGAACAAATTATATACTCTTGGTTACGTAATGGTAGAATATTTGGAACAGGGTATTTAGAATACACCGGAGATAACCTTGTATTAAGGTCTTCTCAAAATATGTACGTACAACGTAATGAAAGGGGGCAAATAAAGTATTATTATCAAGATATTGGTGATGATGCGGAAAATGTTAGATTTGAAGAAGATGAAATTATTGAATATAAGAATAATCCCTTTGATGATTACGCTTATGGTCTTAGCGACATACACCCTATTTTATATTTGGTTGACCTTAAAGATTATGCAGAACGAGATATTGGAGCAGCTCTTAACAAGTATGCCACTAGTAGGTTTGATATATCTGCTGGCTTACCCGATATGCCTTATGGACCTGATAAGATTAATGAAATTGTATCTGCCTTTAACACGTTAGAACCCGGTGAAGATATTATTCACGGTAATGATATAGTTATTAAAGAGCTACAAGGTACACAACGTGCCTTTGAATATGGTAAGTACACCGATGATATACTTAAGAAGATACATATATCCTTGAAGGTGCCTGTTACAATGTGGGAAAAGCCTGAACAAGCTAGACCTATATTTGAACCTTATGTCAAACATTTACAAGCCGCTGTAGAAGCGTCTTTAAATTCACAACTTATGCCTCAATTAGAATCAGGCAAAGCTAAATTTTCTTTCCGTCAGATAAACGTAGCAGATGCATTTGCTAAAGCTAAGACGGATATGATATATCTATCAGAAGGTGTTCTGTCACCTAGTGAAGTAAGATTAGAACGCGGACTGAATCCAGAAGGAATTGTAGAACAGCAAGAGACTGCTGAGAATGCTAACCTATCTGGTGGTAAAGATGAGGATAAATCCGAAGAATCAGCCCGTACAGAAAACAGAAATCTAACAGGAGACAGAGAAAAATGAGCGAAGAATATGAGTACGAAGAGTGTATTGTAGAAACTGCACCAGCTCTCAAAAAGAGAGGTATAGAAAATTACAATAAGATGGCGGCAAACTTATGCCGCATGCGAGTAGAACAAGGTACTTCTAGAGAATTTGCGGTAGCAGACACTCTTAAGGAAGACTTAAAACGTACCTTCGCATTAGAATTAGAAGAACCTTTAAATGTAGGTAAAGAAACTATAGACTATCCTATAATTGCTATCACTTCGGGGGTACATGATGAGCAAGGAGACCAAAAGGTTTATATAGAACCCTCTATCCTGAAGGATAACATAGAAAGTTTTAAAGAACTTCCTATTTACTTTAATCACCAGCGAACCGACGACGACCTTATAGGTAAGGCTATCAATCCCGAAATCGTAGAGTTAGACGACGGTAAAACTGGTATTAAAATGTTAGCTAAAGTCTTTAAAGACGCAGCTAAAACAAATGAAGTGTTGGGAAAGTTGGGAAACGGCGATATGACACATGTAAGTATAGATTGGTTTTCTAAAGACCTTGATGTTTTAGGAGAGCCCTTTGCAACTGACATTCGTCCTATCGAGGTGAGTTTTATTGATAATGAAACTCGAACCCCAGTTTGTGAGGCATGTACAATTGAAAACGGAAAGAAATGTGATGAACACCGTGAATTCGGTGAAAAGGAATCTGATTGTGACTGTAACGGTCATGAGAAAGGTTCATGTGCCTGTGATACACATGGGGACAACAGCGAGGTAATAACTATGGCTGAAGAAGAAGTAAAACAAACAGATGCTGAGAACATCACAGAGCGTTCATTCGCAACTATGAAATCTCAGTTAGATGAAATGACTACGTCTTTTGAAGAATTGAATACCAAGCACGAGGAAGCACTTGCTTTAGTAGCAAAATTCGAAGATATGGAAGTTAAGAGAGAAGAGGAAGAACTCAAAGCTCAAAAACTTGCATTCGTAACCGCAATACTAGAGAAAGAAGCAATTCTTGGACAACTCGAAGAGGACAACAAGGATGCTCGTGTGGAGGAACTTTCTTCATGGGATGGAGTTAAGCTAGAAGGATACAGTATCGCAATGGAGTCCATACCGGTACCAGAAGATTCAGAACGAACTTTTGGAAAAGGTAAGGCCCATGATGCTGAAGAAACGCCTGTAGAGGCAGAAGATACCCCACGCATGTTTGCGATGGAA